TCGCAATCCCGGCACTGGTAGGTGTAAGTCGGCATCAATTCACCTTCAACCCCGGGGGCGGCGCCACGATGCGGCTTGGTTCGGCTTTGGCCAGTTTTTGACAAACAATCTGCTGGGCCGAAGCCAAGAGGTTTATGATCGCCGCTAATTGTGCAGGAGAATCACCCTCGGGGCGGGCAACCTGAACCGTATTGTTGCTCATCACCGAAACCATGACTGTCACCACCGGGATAGGCTTCGCCTCTGCCGTTGCCGCCTGGTTCGCTTTCACTCTGTCCATAAATTCCTTACTCATCCCTGGCCTCCCGCCACGTCCAGCGGATTACCGCTGCCAAAATTCTGATTAAACGTCTTGTCGTCCATCTTCATCAGGTTGTCGATGGTCTGCAACACCTCTTCAGGGATCAAGCCGCTCTGCTGGAGCTTCTGCATGGCCATGCCCAGGGGGCCAGCGTCCATCTGCGCCGCCACTTCGTCGGCGTTGGGGATTGACAACTCATTGAGCAAGACCTTATTCGGGAAGTTCGGCCTGCTCTTGGCCATTTCAAGGACCTGCTGTTGGCGCACTCCCCGGTTACGGGGGAGAGTGCTGCCGGCCTCCATGTGGAAAGCCAAGTCACCCTGGTAGTCAATGCCCCGGAACGCCAACATTTGCTCTGAACCCTTGCCCTCATATCGCAAATATTCCTGATTGGTGTACCAATTCTGCCCCAGGGAGATGAACATCCGCCCCTGTTCTTCCAGGTAGGTGTCATTATTGCGTATTTTGATGCGATATGCAACCTGCGCTTTTTCTTGCAGTTCGGCGATGGCTACCCCGGCAGTCACACCCGTGGGGCGGCGGCCCTCCGACACCTCAGTAATACCCGTCACCATGTCCACCAGGCGGATGCAGAGTTCGATGAACGCCAGGAGGTCGTTGGGCGTCTGGGGCACCTCTAAGAACCTGATCTGCTGGGCCAGGCCTGCCACCGGCTCCCATATCCGGGCCGGAAGGTTGTTGGTCTGGCTGTTCTTGACCCCGCACCCCTGGGGCAAGATCAAGGGGTTGCGGCAGGTGCGCTCCAGGTGGACCCCGTACTGCGTGAGCTTCTTGCAAATCTCGATGACCAGCGTCTCGATCTGCTCGAACACACAAAGGCCGTACTCGGAAATATCGTCGGAATAAGACAAACGCTTGATGAAGGGGAATTTGTCCCACAAATAGGACTGAGAGGTCATCTCCCGGGGCAGGTCGGGGTTGATGCTGGGGTTCGGCACGTCCTCCAGGACATAATCGCCATTCTTACCAGCAACGTAGATGCACCGGATGAAACCGGGGTACTTCGACCATTCCTCCGGCTCGATGCGCTGCCGGGACTGGACGAGGGCGGGTTGGCCGTCCTCAGTGAACACCGGCAGGCCGGTGGCATCGTCTATCATGGGCTCCATGACCGGCTGCCCGGTCTCGGGGTCAACCGTATCCTCCCACAGCTCGGCAGTCTTCTTACACGGCTCGCCGGTCCTGGGGTCAACCCAGTGCATCGTGTAGTCCTTGATCCACATCTGGATGACCAAGGCGCGTTGGGTGCCGCCCCGGGCCTCAGCGCCCGTTCCCTCCTCGCCGGGAATGACGTACCCGGTGGCCGACCCCATGGGGCGCAAGTTCCTGGACCGATTGCCCCGGACCCAAGCCCGTTCTTCACCCATGTCAGAGAAATCCGGGTCGGCCTTAACCTTATCCTCGGCCTCTGGCCAACGGTCGTAAATCTCGCCCAATTCCATGGCCTCATAGATACAAAGCCCCGGGGCGGTCTGGATGTCAACATGTCCCGGCCAGGATAAATAACTGTACGTCCCCAGGCGATGGGTTTCGATCTCGCCCAAGCCGCCTTCCAGGTCCGGGTTGAACCTCATGTGGTCAGTCTGGTAGCCGTAGAGTTCCGTCAGGCCCACGGACTCCTGGAGGCATCTCTGCTGCTGCCTCGCCTCCCACCAGGAGTCATACCGGGCCTGCCAGGCATCGGCAATGCCGTCCGGGGTCTGGCCGTTGGGCATGATCGAAGCCTTGGGCTTGGAGTCGGTGAGGTTGGCTTTGAGGGAGTTGTGAATCTTGAAGAACAGGTTGGCGATGGTCTGAGACAGCTTCGACCGTACCTTGAAAATACGCCCCCGCAGAAGTTCATGGTTGTGCTGCCAAAGTTCCACGAGGCCCTGGCGGTCACGGTGGCGCCGCATGGTCTGGTAACGCTCGTAGACCCACGGCCCCACGCCGGGGGACCCCTCGGGCGGCGGCTGGAGCTTCCAGTCCGGCCAGACTTTGCCGTCTTTGGTGAGGATGCGGCTCACTCGTGATTAGTGGGGCTCAATGGCTCTCTCTCCCTATAAAGTCCCTTACCACCCATTGAACGAATCAAGGGGGTGAGATTTCTAAAACCCGCATCAGCTAACTGTGCATCCTCAAACCTTTCTTGAGGTAAAATTAACAAGTGCTCTTGATTAAAAGTTTCTGAATCAACAAATTTGGGAAATTCGTATGTTTTTGCAATATACTCTTGTATGTTACCAAGAGCGGTAGAAGGATCGGGTCCATTGAATTGGATTAAAATATCCCAATCAACCTCTCTCAGGATGGGATCGTGGCTAGTGGGGCTCAATGGCTCTCTCTCCATTTTCCCTGCTTGTTCAGTGTCGTTCATTCTTTCCCCGGCTCCCATAAATGGCCACATTCAGAAAAGTGGTATCGCCTATCTTCGGTGTTATATCTGTACCCGAAGTTTTTTTGTCCACAAACAGGACAAATGGTGCCATCTTGGTCACTCGGTTCCCAAAACTCACGGGTTAATTCCTCAATCTCTTGCAAAGTAGGCATCTTACCCCGTCTTGCAAACCCTGGCGCCGGCCTTGCCCTTCTCGCCGCGCATGGTCTTCTTCTGGCCCATGGGCCGCAGGCCGCTATTGGGAATAATCATGCCATCTTGCCCCGGCTTAAATATCTCTGGGCCATCCTCTCCTACCAGGTACGGTTTTGCTTTCTTTACAGGGCCGCCTTTGCGGCGTTCGTCAGGTAATTCTTTCGTTTTGTTCATGCCCCTGATTACTGAAATTTTAGGGACCATATCTTCGCTTATTTCAGGGGGCGCCATATCTGCTGCCTTATATTTGTCAGCATTGGCCTCATAATCTGCTCTGGATATAAACTTTTCCGGCCCCTTCTCGCCCACCAAATATTTTTCATCCTTTTTTACCGTGCCACCATCCGCCCGCCTCATCATCCGCTTCTGGCCCATAGGCCGCAGGTTCGGATTGCCCCGCATGGCGTTCAACTGCTCCATGACCATGGGGTCCATAGGCTCGGTCATGACTGGTGCGGCTTTCTTCTTGGTTTTCATTTTCTTCCCCCAATATTCTTTGGTGGTTGCCGGAATCTCGTCGAGCTTCATCACATCACCGGGGGCGCATACCCCTCACCAGGGCGCAGTTCCGGCTCCGGCCGGCCAGAGGCTCGACGTTCACGGTCGCGCTCCAGGTCCTTGAGATCATCGGTGGTCGGTGTTTCGTCCCTATCCGGCCCCGATGACACCCGGGCCTCCATGGTGGCCAGGTGGGGGTCGGGCATCTGGGTTTTGGCGATAGCTTCATGGTGATGGGCTATCTCAGCCTCAATCTTTTCTCCGAACGCCTCAACCAACCCCGCCGTACACCCCTTCTTATGAAACCGCTTCTTGGCCCCGCAGGAGGGGCAGGGGAAGACCGGTTTTTGCGCCAGGATGTCGAAGTTCTCTCCGTTCTCTGACGCCAGGGGTGCCGGTTCCCTGAAAGCGTTATGGGTGTAGTCAGGGCTGGGATTTTCACCCGGGTTCCCGGCTGTCACGGTCCCGACATAATTAATCAAAATCTCTTTAACCGTCATCACTACTGGCTTGCCGTCCGCACCCCGCACGTTCAGGGCCTTGCCCACCGCATTCCCCCCGGCGACGTTGGGATCATGGTTGAAGGGGAACATTTGACAGGCTGGGCAAAATACGTCGAGGTTGAGCGGGCCCGGGCGCAAATACCAACCGGGGTAGATCGGAGAAAACATCTCGCCGGTCAAGGGCCAGTCGATCCGGTCCACGTCGGTGTTTGCGATGTGCGTTGAGCAGGAGTAGCAGAGGACTTGAATCATTTCTTCCCCTTCTCCGCTGCCAGCCACTTCACCGGCCACACCTCAGTTGAACAATCGGCGCACAGCACCCGCTTCTTGAAGCTGGCCGCAAAGTTCGGCATGGCGTTCTTGGGCTGCTGGCTCTCCCACATCTCGTAAATGTCCTGGATCACCATCCTGGCGCTGCCACACTTGGGGCAAAGCACGGGTTTACGCTCAAAATTCGGGTCTGCCACTATTCCTCCTCGGCGGGCGGTATCCCGCCGCCCTCTTTTATAGCCTGAGCCATGACCTCGGCGGTCACGTCCGGTTCGCCCCGGGGTTCACGATACGTCTGAAGCCCATGCCGGGACAAAATCGCCTCCCGGGCTACCGGGTCCAGGCGCCACAGCGACCCCATGTCCAGGACGCCGGCGCTAAAATCTTCCTCACCTACCGGCTCATCCAGGCCCGCCACGAGGGACCCCTGGGGCATGGGTGCCGGCTGCGTCACCACCCGGAACATCTCCACCGCCTGACTGAAACCGAAATGCACCGCCGCCAGGAGATCGGAGGCCACCGGCGAGACTGTCAGAGGCAGGCCGTTGATAATTGTGGCCTGAGATGAGTCGGCGAAGGTGATTTTGGGGTCTGACATCACAACTCCATCAAGTTAAACACAATCTTTATAAAACCAATGATAGCCAGCATATATCCCAATTCCCACGACCAGAGCTATGAACACAGACTCAAATAGCATAGCAGATAAAACTCCTGCTGTAATTCCAAGTCCTAAAATAGCTGAACTCTTGCTCACCACTTCTCTCCCTCAAAAAAACCTTCCCCGGTCTCCGGCGACAGCTCCCAGGGCAGGACATCGGGCGTAAATCTCTGCTCGGCGGCTTCGATGATGCGCTGCGGGCCGGTCTTGGGGACCTCTGGCGTCCAAGCTGACAACGGGCGAGCCATGCAGAGAAAACAGGCTTCATCGTACTGATGATCCTCGCCGTCGCTGTCGATATCTTCTGGCCGGTTTTTGTCCATGACCAGCGAGCCAACCGTGCGGAAGAAATCCTTACAGGACTTGTAAATCAGCATCATAGGGCGCTCGCCGTCCCGAGCCCGCAGGCGTTCACGGAACTGTCTAATCCGCAACACCCGGTCGGGGTCGCCCGGCATCAAATAGATTCCGTACTGGGCGAATACCTCAGCCGTCGATGGCCCCTGACCACCACCCTTGTAGTCCGGCCTCTTGGCAAAGCAATCCGGGCCCGCATACCTGATTACCTGCCGGTCCCACGACACCGAGCGGTAGTCCCCGGAGGTAGAAAAATGCGCCAACCCAAGTTTGACTTCCCGGTCAATGATGCCTTCAGCTACCTCAGAGTCGCCCAAACGTAGACCCTGATCCGGCCCCGAGGCGCCATACCACTCATTGAACCTCAAGGCCCGGCCATCGTTGTCTGTCCACCACCACCCAAGGCTGAACGGTTTGCCAAAACCCCAGTCATAAGTCATGTAGAGCGGGGAATTTATAGGGATAGGCCAGATAGGGTCTATGCCATGCACCGCAACTGACAACTCAGGGAAAGCCTGCCCCACAAATATGTCCCAGGACCCATCACGGAAGGCAGCCCGTAGGCTTTCGGGAAGGGTGTGTAACATGGCCCAGTAAGCGTCATCCAAATGAGGGTTGTCGTCGGCCTTAGACGGCACAAACGCAAATGTGGGGCGATAATCTCTCGGAGTTATCCACTCGGGGCCAAAAACTTGATCAATCCAGAACTGTTTTACCCACCCGTGGCCTTTTCCGCCAGGGTTGGTGCCGCCCACAAACTGGCAGTCCATATCATCGAGCCCAGGCCACCGGAGTCGCATCCTGAGTTGGGTAAACGTATCATAATCGTTCTTGGTAAGCTCGTCCACCATGATCAAAACGAACTCGGCCGACTGATACTTGCTGGGGTCGTCCAGGTTACGGAAACAAAGGACGCCGGAGCCAAAATCGGGGTTCAAAATAAAGCATCGGCCATATTCCTTATGGTCCTGGTGCATTTGTCCCAACTCTTGCAGAAATTCTCTTGGTATTTTTGATAGTTGCCGATCTTTTAAGGTTGGGTAGTCTTCGCAAGCCAACATGGCGGTACAATTTTTGTATCCCATCTCGGCCAGGCGCATGAGGCGTCGGATACCGTACCAGCGGAGGAAATAAGACTTCCCGCCTCCCAGGGCGCCGCCGTAGAGCAGAAACTTTGTTTGGCCAGAATCGAGCAACTTCACCGCTTCAATCTGGCGAGGCGTGAACTTGGCGAGGTCTCGGTCAAATTTCAGGTCGGGCACTATATCTTTCCAAAAAGATCCGTAACGGGTTCTCGCCGCCACTCAGGTTTAGGTTGTCAGGGAAAATCTTTTTAATAAGACCATTTAAAACAGCAATATCGGGATCATCACAAAGAACAAGGTCAAGGGCTTTCTGGACGATAGCAGGAGCATGGCACTTAAGAAGTTCCATGGCATCCTTACGGGCTGGGTCCACGGGACGCCCAGCAGGATTGCCGGATTGCCCCGGTTTCCATGCTTTTGGAGGGGCCTTTCTGATTTTTTTCTGTTTTTCAGTCAACTTAACTCCTTGTTTACTCTTTAAAAATCCGGGGACCGCCTCCCCATGAAACGGCCCCCGGCACTGCCGAGAGGAGGAAGGATACGCTTTCAATAGATACACACAAAAAGCAAAAAAGCAAGAAAAATAATTAACATGGATGATTTTTCTCTTGACAACTGCAACTTCTATGATTATGATAATCTCATGAAAATAATCAAACTCACCTGTGGCAAATGTGGATATTCCTGGGTTCCCCGCAAAGAGAACCCCAAGGAATGTCCGGCTTGTAAAAATCGTAACTGGAATATGGAGGATAAGAAATGAACGAATTTGCCTTCACCATGGCCCACTTCAAAGTCCCTGAGCCGCCGGTGAGCCCCCCGGAGCCCACGGACGAGGAGTATGACCGCAACGGCAGAAATTCGTGCCGCAAAGAGGCCATAGAGGCGGCAGGTACCCTCATTTCCCGTCTGGACGAGCTTGACCATGACGGGATTCACCGCCACACTCAGAAGCACTTGGAAGACCTCCAGGAGTATCTGGAGAACGATATGGAGGATTGATATGAGACGACAGAATGACTTCGATGAACTCTGCCGGCGGCTGCTGGCCGAACAACCTGTCCGCAAGCCAGACTACGATCTGGTTTGGAGCCTGGTTTGTTACGGGTTGGCCGTGGTGGTTGCCACCTGTTTGATAGTCTGGGGCGGTCCAGCTTGGCCATTCTGAAGAATCCCTTAGTATAGGGGGAAGGATTTGATGATGGTGATTTTGAGCCATCGAGTTCCCGCGTTTCCTGGAAATTTTTTCATCAAAAAAGTTGGCCTATACTATAAGCCTTTTAAAGGAGGCACCATGTCAGAAACCGTAAGTATCACCTTCGACGCCCTGATTCACATGACCGATAAGGCAGCCCTGTTCGACTTCGACGGGGACCAAAAATGGATACCCCTAAGCCTGATCGACCCTGACAGTTTGGCCGGCCTGGACCCGGAAGGGCAAGATACCCCTTGCGAGATCATCGTCCCTCTCTGGTTCGCCAAACAAGAAGGCCTTGAGTCCTATGAAAGTTGACTCCTTCTCCCACACCTTCCACTCCGGCTGGGCTACGGGCTCCGAGTCCTGGGTCATCCGTCGGTCCCCCTCGGGCGACTACATTCTTCCCGGGGCCTCCGCCAACGACGACCACCAGGCCGTCAACCTCCTCCGGGTAGACGACGCCGGCAAGGTGATTCACGCCGCCAACCCGACCCCCAAGACCGAGCCTGAGAAGTTCGCCTGCATGTTCTTTGGGATTGTACCCAGGGATAAGTGGGAGCGATGACCGAAGTAAGGAAAAACGAAAGGCCCCTTCGGGGGCCTTCAAATTACATCTTTGGTTCTGCCGGGCGACCCAGGGGCCTCGAAAACCCCTTTAATCCCAATACCAAATTACACTAATTACACTTTGAAAAATCAAAGTGTAATTCATTTCGCCCAATAACCATGCGGGTTACACCCTTAAAAATTACACTACACACCTCTCCAGGAAATTTTTATAAAAACTCAATATAAGTGTAATTCTGTAATTTTGGCCCTGCGAGCCACGGCTGACGTGGGTTTCCGGGGTTACACCCCGGTGTAATTGCGGTGTGTTTTCGTAATTATTCAATTTTAAACCCTGGGGCGAGCAGCCAGAAACGGCGAGTCTTAGACTTGAGAGTTTGATGACAAGATTCGGCGCCCAGAGATTTAAGACGCTGAGGAAGGTCAGGGATTTTTTCATCGCAATTCATTTTGAGATATTTTTTCAGCGGTGTCAAGTATAAAGCGATACGCCCATCCAAAAAAAACGGGTCCTGGCTCATTCCAACCTCGTCCTGAACTGGGTGGCCTTCCAGATAACCCACGATTGCCGCTCGCAATTTCCCGGTCACCGTTGCCTCTGGCCCCGGTTGGATATCTTCGGCTGCGTCCATGATCCGCTGACAGATAAGCTCCCAGGGAATCTTCTTGTCCTTCATCACGGCCCGCTTGGTGAGATCAGCAATCTTGACCTGGAAAGACTTAAAATTAAAAAGTTCGGCAGTGGCCATCCATACCTCCCGGCCGTCTACCTTGAAAATAAACTTGGTTTCGTCTCCCAGCATTCGGAATATCTGTTGGAGAGGGATGCCAAGTTTAGCGCCAATAGCCTCCACCAGCTTATTGCGGTCATCATTGCTTTCGATCTTCAGGGACTCCCCCACGGCTGGAGAGGCACCGCCAGGAATAGCGTTGGTGATCAGGTTGTTGCGCTCATGGGTGCGCCGCACTGAGGCAATCGTCTTGAGCAGGTCTTTATCGGCAAGGGGCGGCTGGCATCGATGAATAAAGGGGAGAAGAAACTGAAAAATCTCTCCATCGGTGAGCCCCTTCTGAATATAATGGCCGGTCAAAGAGGCCAGGGAATGATTACGGCTACCATCCTCAACCCCTTCGGCAATAAGGTTGGCCCAATCTTTTGCGACCTCGGGGGGCAGCAGGTCGGTGTCCGAGATTCGCACCTCGCCAGTGAGTTTGCCGGCGG